GGACGCCGACGTACAACTACACGACGTTCGCCGGTTCGCACAACCACTACGTCGTCTCGGGCAACACGACCGTGACTTCGGTCAACGTCGACACCCTGGCCACGCTCCTCACCGAGCACGGCTACACGCTCCAGCGCGGCAACAAGCTGGTTCTCTGGGTCAACGCCCAGGAAGCGAACATCATCCAGGCATTCCGTACCGCGACGGGCGCGAAGTTCGACTTCGTCCCGAACCCGGAACTCTACGGAGGCAAGATCTGGGTCCCGGACAACGGCCGCTACGTTGGTGGCCCGACCGGAGTTCTGCCCGGTGAGATCGGTACCTACGGGCCGTTCCACATCGTGCAGGAGGGCCAGATCCCTGCCGGCTACCTGGTGGCCATCGCAACTGGTGGAGTCGACAACATCACCAACCCCATCGGATTCCGTGAGCACACGAACCCCGACTACCGCGGATTGAAGATCATCCCCGGCCAGCGGAGCCAGTACCCGCTCGTGGATTCGTTCTACCGTCGGGGCTTCGGTACCGGTATCCGCCAGCGCGGCTCGGTCGCGGTGATGCAGGTCAAGTCCGCTGCTCCGTACGTGATCCCCGCCGCGTTCGACCCGGCGAACTTCTAGCAGATCGGAGGGGGCGGGTTATATCGCTCGGCTCGCCCCCTCCACTGCTGGCCCTAACACCAGAACAAGGAGTAAGACAATGGCAGACACCGACGAAATCGTGGTCTTCGAGGATTCTCAGGGCAACGAGGTCTCGAACGACCCCCGCTGGCATGCACGACGCATCCTCGGCATCCAGCAAGAGAACGGCATCGACCCACGAGACGCCGAACTCGAAGAGCTCCGTGCATTCAAGGCGGCACACGACGTCGCCCAGGCACCGAACTCGATCACCGATGAGGGTGTGGAAGACCCCGACGAAGATGGCGCTCCCGACCAGGAGAACCCCTACGTCGACGTCAAGGGTGCCGACCTCTCGGCTCTCGCCAAGGAACGCGGTATCGAAGTGGTCAAGGGCATGAAGGCGGGCGACGTTCGGAACGCCCTCGCTGCTCAGGACCTCGGCCGAGCTTCCGCCTAGTCCTCATGGACTCCACTCCCGCCGATGTCGCTCGGCTTCGCGAGAAGCTGGGTGAGTCTGTCGCGGATGGTGAAAACGCAAGTGACACCATGTTCACTGACGCTCAGATCAAAGCATGGTTCGAACGATCCGCCACATTCAATCACGCCGTCGTCGAGGGTTGGGAAGCGAAGCTTGCTAACTTCACCAACCTGGCAGATGTGACGGATGGGGCAGCAAGTAGGAAGCTCGGAGACCTAGCAGACAGGGCTCGAGAGAACCTGAAGTACTGGCGGGGTCGAATCGCAGCAGGGCCTGACGAGGGGTTGGCCCGCACGCGCACTCGAGTAGGGAAGATCGTTCGCAATGGATAAGACCGAACTGCTGATGCGACGCCGCTCGGTGCGCGCGTTCATTAAAGCGGATCCGGTAAAAATCGTAATCCAGCGCGATCCTCCCCCAGTGAAGAACACCGCCACGGGGGGGTATGTTCGCTCAGGCAGCGTACCCCCTCTCCCTCCTCAAGAAGCTCGCATTGTTCAGAACGTTCGCCGCTACACTGATGGCCTGGTGAACTCCGAAGCGGGTGACATCCCGAACTCCCAGTATCGTCTGGTTGCAGTCCACACCATGAACCTTGAGGTCAACGACCGATTCCAGTGGTCGGGTGAGAACTACAAGGTCACCGGTATCCACGAGGCTCGCAAGGAATCTACCTTCGCCGCGATTGAACTGCTGGGGCCTGAGAATCGTGCCTAGATCAACCATCATCATCGAGGAAGATACCATCATTGAGTGGTACGATGGTCCCGAGTGGGATGATGTTGCCTATGAAGAATTCCAGACTGCCAGCGTGCAACTCGAAGAGCAGATGAAGACCGACGCAGTCTGGCAGGATCGCTCAGGTGACGCACGAGGTGCATTGACTGCGACTGCCGGTGAAGATGATGGTGTCGTGTCAATCACGCTTGAGCATGGAGTCGATTACGGGTACTGGCTTGAGGTGATCCAGAATGGTCGCTTCGCCATCCTAGGCCCGACGATGGAACGGCATGGTCGACGAATCACTTACAACGCCTGGCGTCGTATCAAGTATGCGAGGGGTAAGTACTGATGAAAGCTCGTCACTACATCTATCGAACTCTGCAGGGCCCAGCCATTGTCGCTCTCGTTGGTGGGGCACTTGATCCGCGTATCTTCGCTAAGAAGACCATGACGTCGAGCATTGAGAACACGCCTTACATCGTGTATAAAATGGGCAACGATACGTCAGAAGAATTCTCCGAAGATCGGGATATTTCTCGTCAGTTCTTTCAGGTTTGGGTGCACGACTTCTCGGATGGCGATACCGCCGACTACGATAGAATCGACTCTGTTATCACATTGATCAAAGCTGCGTTCCGCAACGCAGGCGGTGAAGCGGGTATCTGGAAAGCTATTTATCTGGAGACCTCGCAGGATCTGAATGATGACACGCTGAACACCATATTCCGGTATGTTCGGTTCCAATTGATACGAGAGGATGTAGAGGCATGACCAAGTACGTGACGTTCAACGATCGAAACATCGACACGAGGACTCTCGGCCCAGCCGACCTCGAGAAGGCAGGTGTGGAAGGATTCGAAGAAACGACCTTCCGCCATGGTCAGCCTCTCGAAGTCAAGGTCCGCGTCGCCAATGCGTTGATCAAGCACCCCGAGCTCTTCGGTGACTTCAGCATCGATGAGGACATCACCGAGGCAGAGATGGCTGAGGCCGATGCACAGGCGGCAGTCGACAAAGCAGCAGCCGAAAGTGAGGCAGCAGCGGAAGCAGCGCGAGTCGATGCCGAAGCAGCAGCAGCACAGGAAGCGGCAACCGTGAACGCAGAGGGTGATCCCGCCTCGGGTACCTCGCAGGAATCGGTCTCCCCTCCGCGCACTGGTCGATCCGGCCGAGGATCAACGGGTACTGGCACCTCAGGGCGCGGCTCGACGGCTTCGACCCCCTGACCGATCGATCAGGCATATCCCCAGAATCGCCTAGCAGCTCCTGAAAATGCCTATCCTGCTCGTAATGATAAATTACTCAGTGACAGATTAAGAGAAGCTCATGGCGACCGAACTAGTCGAACTCCGATGCAAAGGTTCGGGTGAGGGTGACCTCTATGGGATCTACGATCCCGTGACGCACACTCTCGAGGTTAGATGCAAACGCCGTAGGCACGGAGCCCAACCAGGGGTCATCGTTCTACACACCATCGCCCTGCTCACCGGGCAGGTCACGAAGACCCGGGAATTCAAGGACCCGGCCTATGTAGGAAAGGAAAGATAATGCCACTTGCTGGATACGCAGTGCCGTTCGGGCTTCGCCAGGTCAAACTGGTCCCGCTCGACAACGCCGGCGCAGAAGTGGTCGCATCGGGAGTATTCCTGCCTGCGTCTCGTACGTTCTCCTTCGGTGACACCGAAGAGTTCGAGACACTGGAAGGTGACGACCGCACGATCGCATCTCACGGAGCCGGACCCACGGTCGACTGGGACCTTGAGGGTGGTGGTATTTCGCTGGAGGCATGGAAGATTCTCTCCGGTGGTACCGTCGGCTCAACGGGCACCACGCCGAACGTCGTCAAGACGTACACGAAGCTCACGTCCGACAGTCGGCCGTACTTCAACGTCTATGGTCGCGCGATCAGCGACTCTGGTGGTGACTTCGAGATGCGAGTCTTCCGCTGCAAGGCAGATGGCGACCTCGAAGCCAGCCTCGAAAACGGCTCGTTCCTCCTCACAGCTGCGTCCGGTAAGGGCTACGGCAACGAGGTCGGCGCCAAGCTGTACGAGCTGGTACATCGCGAGACTGCTGCCGCGCTCACCGATGGAACCACGAAGACTGGCTGGACACTCACCACTACGGGTTCGCCCGCCGGTGGTTCGTTCCGTCTGCTCCTCAACGGTTACTCGACGCCGGACATCGCCTGGAACGCCGCATCTGCTGCAGTCGCCACGGCGCTCAACGGTCTTGCTGGCCTCACGGGGCTGGGCACGATCACCACGGGCGGCGGACCTCTTCCGACGGCCGTTACCATCACGCTGCCGGTTCCCGGCAACATCCAGATCGGTCTGAACGCGCTCACGCCGTCCGGTGCTCCGGTCGTAGTATAACTCAATATCACCACGATAGCCCGATCCCCAGGAGGACAAAATGGCTACCCCACGCAAGACAGCAGCAAAAGCGGAACAGCTCCGCGTATCACAGGTCGGCGACTTCAAATCCCGTATGGGTGGGATCATGGAGCTGCCGTCCGGTCGCGTCATGAAGCTGAAGAATCCGGGTGGTCTCCAGGCGTTCATCGCCAATGGCACCATCCCCAACTCCCTCAGCGGCAAAACCGGTCCCAAGGCAACACGGGCCGCAGCCGAACTTTCCAAGGATGTCGACTCACTCGCGGACATGCTGAAGATGCTCGACCTGGTGATGATCCAGGCAGCAAAGGAGCCGCGAGTACACGAGGTTCCCACACAGGAAATGCTCGAGCGGCATAACATCCTGCATCCCGAGAACACATTCGAGACCGTCGATGATTGGCGCGACTCTCGAGAAGATGACCTGTTCGTAGACGAGATCGAGGAGACCGATAAGCAGTTCGTCTTCCAGTGGGTGAGCGGTGGAGTCCGCGACCTGGAGACGTTTCGTGCGCAACTCTCGAGCAATGTGGCTGCTGTATCTGCAGAGCAAGGATCTAGCAACGCTGCCTAGCCTGCTTATGGGGCTAACAACCGGTAGCTACGAAGCTTACTGCTTCGACCAGGCAGTTTGGTACTTTGGTAATCACGTGATGAATAGGGTAGAACAGGCTGGGCGCAAACCTCTTAAGGGAGAAGCTCAGACAAAGGCTGCTCAGGAACGAGAACTCAAGAAGATTCTTGAGGGAGACGGCGCGAAGCGGGTCTACGCTGACCCCGCCGCACTATTTGCTGACTAAGGAGTTGAGGTGGCAGAGGAGGTTCTGAGAGCAAAGATCATCATCGATGTTAAAGATGCCATCTCTGCCTATACCGAAGCTCGACAGCATCACGTCTCCATGGTCACCGCCCTTAACACGGGCGCTGGTGCACTAGCCGCAACAGGCGCTGCAATTGCAGGTGTGGGAGTCGGTATTGCTGCGGGTCTCCTCGTCGCCGTTGATGCTGCATCCGAGTTCGAACGCAAGCTTGACTTCTTCGGCGCGGTATCCGATGCTACCGTCGAGGACATGGAGCGTATCCGTGCCAAGGCCCTTGAACTTGGTGCTGACTCGATTTACTCTGCAGATCAAGTTGCCGACTCTTTCACCACTCTTGCCAAGGCAGGTGTTACCGCAGGTGAAGTTCTCGCGGGGGTTGGCGAAGCAGTTATCGCACTGGGTGCTGCTGCAGACATTCCTCTTGCGGACGCGGCATCAGGCCTCACTACAATCCTGAACACCTTCAACATCAAGGCTGAAGATTCTGTCGCAGTCGTTGATAAGCTGGCAGGTGCAGCGAACTCGTCTAACATCGAGGTCCAGGACCTAA